GATGCGAACGAATATCCATACATATACCGTTTATAAGCCACACTGGAATCGTATCTCTTAGCCAGATGACTCCTGAAGAATTGCTCATTGGCATTTACCATCTCCACGCCGTTAAATTGGATACTGGCCGATTTGAGTAAGGGGGTGGACGGATTATACAGACTTTCTTCAGATGCCAGAACAGCTGAATAATTCGTCCATTCAGAGTTCAAGGCCGCCCCCTTTCGTCGGATAAACCAGGCGAATTCTTCCATCGGATGATTGAGTTCCAGAGGGAGTTGGATCATGATTGTGTCAGAGGATGTCTTATTGGTGGCATATTTGAGCGGCTCTTCAAAATAGAAGGTGGAGACATCTCGCCTCAGAATCTCAAACGGCGTCCTTAAGATTTTCTGGCGCATCTCTCCATCCGTATTCGCCGCCTGAGTCACGAGCTTAATGGTCTTGAATTGCGGAATAGTCGCCAGCGCCTTGACGGTCGTGACCTGCTGAACGGTATTCAGATAGCTCGTGATAGTTGTTTCTGTTGATAGCGGGGTATCTGTGATACACGTGCGAGGGGTAGTCATATTCTGGATACATTCGTGAAAGGGACGGAGCGTAATATGGATTCTCACCGACCCCTCCCTACACGCCAGAAGGGGAAGTGCTTCCTTGAGCTTGATCCTGGAAAAAAAGAAGGGAAGTGGAATGTATAAGGTTCTGTCCTGCGTGGGGAAAGGACGTGATTGTGTAGGCTGGTGCTTACCCAACCCATCAATTCCAATTCCAAATTGGGCGTTCATATCGCTTAAGCTATACGCCAAGTTCAAGAAATCTCCATCAATCGTCTCAATCGTAGAATCACCGATTTCCAGCTCGGCCTTTTCCACAATGACCGATCCAAGAGATCTGGCATAGGCCCAGAAATCTGAGGTGATCGTGTATTTCCCTGATTCTAGACGTAAGAGGGTCGTGTCATCCAACCAATGTCCCAATTCAATCTGAAGGATCGTGTTCATCAAGAGATCCCCACATCCCACGGATTTAAGATCAAAGGTGAATCGCTGCCCAAAGGCTGTTGGACCACGGAAAGGAAATTCTTGAACGGATATGCTAAATGGATTCAGTTTCTGGTTTTTCGGCAACCACCATGTTTTCTCGGCGGCCAAAGGAAAATATTCGTTATCTTGAAAATCTCTCGGCGTCAAGTCCAGTAAGGTGACGATGTCTCCTCCTGCTCGTTCATAACCGACAAATAATTCTCGTTCAAAATTATCTAGATAATTCGCCGATAAATCGGTGAGAGTTGCCATCTACCGTCAAAATTAAAATTAAAGAATCTAAAATTCTTTAATTTTGATTTTTCGGAAATGCTGTATCGATAGATTACAGCACTGGATTCCTTAGTTAAACGAAAATAATTCGGCGCCCCCCTTTCCATCAGTCTGATACTGCGCCCAGCCTTCTTGGATGATGTTGATCTGGGTCGTTGCTGTCGCTGGATTAGCAGTGCCGGGATTCGCCAAATCAATAAAGAAAAAGGGTTTATCAGCACTGGAAAAGTTCACGGCCCCTGTGGTGGTCAGAAGCTCGGGCCGCTCCCTTGGTGTATTGCCCAAGGTCCAGTTCATCGTATAAATCTCCAAGCCAGAATCAGTATCCTCTTTGGCATAATTCGTCAAATCTCTCCAGACTTGTGCACTCTGTGGCGCTTCCCTCTGTGTTCCAGCAATGGCCAGAGTGACTGTGTTAAAATAGGGTTGATTGGCACTTGTGGCGACACTGTAGAGGCGATTGGCCAAGATATCAGCCGTGGATCGGAAATACCAAATGAGACGGCTGGTCGGATGACGACCATCAATGCGTCGTTTCACCTGGGAAATTCCTCCAGCCACGACGGATGTGTATTCCAGAGCGCTTTGTGTAAAAATGTTCTCAAAGTGCCTCTTGAACCGGACTTTCGTGGGGATCTTCTCTAACGCTTGCTGGGTCTCATTGTCCACATAGACCTGGTTCGTTTCCAATTGGAGTTTAATGGGGGCGATCTCTTCTCGTTTCAAGGTCGTAAAGGAGGTAGTTCCTGTCGCCGTTTGTTGGGTCATTTGCCTTTTCCATGGTGTGGGCTTCTGCCTTCGGTCAGATGCTTCCACGAGATCTTCCAGTTTTCTCAGCTTACATCTCAGGCGATAGGTGTGTCTCGTGGCGCCTCGTTGCGGGAATCCTTGGCCTCCCTCACCCTCCTGACATCCTATCAATGGCAGCTCCAGTCGTAGTTGCGGAGGAGTGGCGTTACCTTGAATAGAGAACGGGGTTCCATCGTGGTCGCCCGTTTCTTCCATGGTGATAAAGGTGCTGGAATAGGTGCCAGAATTCTTGGACAAGGCCCATAACGTATCGCCGCTGAATTCTTGGAGGAGGATATTATCTTGGAAAAACTGGATATTCTCAAAGAGGAAATAGGCGACTGCTTGGGTATAGCCGAAAGAGACACCGCTCAAATCTTGAACGATGGATTTATGATTTAGTTTCGCTTGTGTAACAGGAAGCCAGGTGGGGAGGTTGATGAGGATACAAGGATCTCTCATCAGATCGCCGACGAGGTCGAAGAGGAATTCTACAGATCGGCCGAATTCTGCCGTAGAGACTGGTGGGACGATTCGTCGTTCGGCCAAAATAGGGGCTTGGGCTTCATAAGAATTGTCAAATAGGAATCTGGATTTGGAATCGTCGCCGTATAAATAGACGTCCTTGTTGCCTCTGGCGACGAGTTCATATAATGAACCTTCGGCGGTGGCACTCATCTTTTCTTTGTAACTCTATTTTACAAAGGGGTTTCAGACTTAGGTTCTGTAGGAAGGGTAGGCGCAACAGCATCCAAGATAAGCCGTGACATTCCCATCATGATAATGCTTGAATAGGACACTTGGGTTGCGGAAAGAACCTGAATACCCACTTGGCACACCGGACTTCCTGATGTCACCAGGCCTTGGAGAAAGCCGTAGAATCCATCAGGAACACAGGCGGCTGAATAGAGCTTGGCGGTGGCATAGTGAGCGGAATAGGAGATTAGGGCTGATACCACACTCTTCACAAGGGACAGCTTCAGAAGATCCATTGTGTTTTCTATGTGTATAAAGTTTAGGCTTTGTCTTCCTTCTCTTCCTTCTCTTCCTTCTCTTCCTTCTCCTCAGCCTCAGACTCGGCTTTAGCCGAGGATGTGGTTGTGGCTGAGGCTTCAGACTCAGCCTCGGCTTCCTGACGATCAATATACTCCTTCAACTCTTCGGTCGCCTTCAAGACGAAACTTGGTCGCTTCCCTCGCTTTGAATAAAGATCCAGAATACCCACTCGGCCGTAACGGACAAATTGGATTTCTTCGTGAATATCAATTTCGGATTTTAGCCAAACATCCATCAAGGCCTTCGTCATTGTGTAGCCAGGATCGTTCGGCAGTATACCAATCTCTTTTAGCTTCTTGAGAAGAGGAATAATCTCATCCAGCTTCTCCTTCATGGTCTTTAACATTCTACCAATTAATGGGAAGCGGCTTTAGTTGCTTCCTTGCGCTTCCGCAGGAAATGGCTTTAATTAGAACCCTCGCAGCCGAAAGAACCAATTGTAGAGGCATAGACAGGAATGCCAGTATCATACGATAGATAAGAAACACCACCTTCAACGTTGTATTTCTCCTCATAGGTTCTAAAAGATGTTAAAGATGCGCCAGTTGGTGTCATGACCACAGCTGTTGCCGTGGCTTGGGCGGCAGTTGTTGCGGCGCTCAGTGTGACAGTGGTTCCTGAAACATTCGTGATGATGGTGTTAGATGGAATTCCTGTTGCGTTGGCATATGAACCTATACGAGGAGTTCCTGTTACACTGGTCATCGTCGTGGCGCCAGAAGACCATGTGGCCGTGAAACTAGGGAAAACAGGTGCGGCAATGCGTGACTGTTGATTTCTACGAATGCGGTCTGATGCGTCCATTCTATTCACGCCTTCTGGTTTTTTACGCAGCGTGACCCTTTGCCCTTGCGTCCTTTGCGTCCTTTGCCCTTGCGGAAAAGCAGGCTTAATAAACTTCGGCACCTAAGAAGAATGTGTGGAATCCTTGCCGTCTTATATTCATCAGTAAATCGGTATGCTGAACCCAAGCTCAAGAAGGCCGTGTCTCATCTGGTTGCCCGTGGACCCGAGGGGACGTCCATAAAGCATTTTGACGAGGCGACCTTCGCCTTCACCCGTCTCGCTATTAACGGCCTTCACGAGGGTGGAATGCAGCCCTTTGAGAAATCCTATGCCACCTGGATATGTAACGGGGAAATCTACAATGCCAAGGCGCTTGAGAAGACCCTTGATTATACGAGTAAGGGTTCCGATTGTGAAGTCCTCGGGTTTCTGTATTCTACCATCAAAGACCCCGTGGCATTCTGTCGTGCGTTGGACGGAGTCTTTTGTATTGTGTTATATGATCCTGATTCCGATTCTTATATCGTCGCCAGAGACCCCTATGGCATTCGGCCTTTGTATTGGTCCGATGATAAGTTCTTCGGCCTATCCTTTGCCAGCGAGAGGAAGGTGTTAGAGGAGATTATTGAACCATACGCAAAGGTGCTGGAGTTTCCACCGGGTGAAGTGTGGACGATAAAGGGCGGGATTTGTGTAAAAAAGGA